TCCGCGCCGCGGCCCATGGCCCCGAATGCCCGGGTAACCCGGTCTTTTGCGGTGAATGCGGTTGAAACGGCATAATCTGGCATCGTTACCCCTGCGCCTTTTTGAGTTCGGTGTCCGCTATTTTTTCATGCCATTGGTTCCAGTATCGAAGATCCGCGTAACCCATGCCGGTGGGGTCAATCCCGCGATAGAAAACCGACCCCATCCAACTATCCAGCCGGGTTACGCATTCGAAAAAACCGACCCCAGGACCTCGACCACGGCCAAATCACGCGGGGGGAGTTTTTCGATAGCCGCCGGCGGAAGGTTCGCCAGGGAGGCCATAAGGGCGTAAAGGCGAGAGTACCCTTTGCCCTTGACGCGGTCCATGGCCAGCTTTGCCCGGGCGTTGACTTCCCGATATTCTATTTCCGAGCCGTCGGTCAGCGTTTGCTTTACGGTAATTTTGCTTTCCTGGCCGGTAGAGATTTCCACAAGGCCCCGGCGGGCGTAGTCGGTCAGCTGCTCGAGGGCTCTTTCCAGAGCGTCCCGGGGGCTGAGCCCGCCCTCGTCGCCGGCGGACTCCGGCGCCTTTTCGACGTCGATATCGTAATACTCGAGGAGGGCGACAACCTGGTCCGTGGCCGCCTCTTCGGAAATGATGTAATCCGGCTTTTTGCGTAGTGCAAATTTGCTGCTCATAATCGTTGCTCCTTTGTGGTGGGGTAGCGGCCCCCTTCATCCTCCGCCCCCACCACAGGAGGGAGGAATCCGGGGGCCAATCGATCAATTAACCGGCAAGGAAAGGTTCCCAGCTGTTGCGGGGGTGCATCTGAATGGTGGCCCGGCTTTCTTCGGTTTCCCGGTTTTCAAACTCGATCCAGCCGATAGCCCGGTAAACGTCGCTGGCGGCCGTCTCGTAACTCATGGGAAAATCGGCGGTCCGTTCGGCCAGGTCTTTGAGGACTTCGCGCTCCGAGCCGTTGCAGGCCAGGGCGACGCCCCCCCGGGCCTCGACGCGCCGGGTCATTTTTTTGAGGTTTCGGCCGCTCGTCGGGATCGCCTCATTTTGAAACGCGCTGCCGACTTCGTTAACGTTCGTGTCCGCCATGACGTCAAACGTCACGCCGTCCAGAGTCACCTTGCGAAGAGTTCCGGTAATATCGCCCATTGCTCACGGCCTCCTTTAGTTGAGAAGAACGGCAAGGGACGTGTCGAATTCGACCACGGTATCCAGGATACCGCCCTCCCCGCTGAAAATGACGCTCAGGACGTTGTCAAAGCCGGTCGCGCCCGCTCGAATGGTCACGGCTCCCGCCTCCTTGAGCTTGGAAATGGTGAAATCCGCCGTATAAATCCAGGCGTGGGACTCGAAAGAGCGGGCCAGGGCGATAAGATCATCCTTGACGGCGTCGATATCGCGGGCTTTCTGGCGGTCCGTGGTATTGGTTACCCGGGTGGTATCCGCCACAATGCTGATTCCCTGCCATTTCTCTTGCTCGAAGTTGACGCGGATATTTTGCAGCATGTTTTGAATAATCGAAATATTCCGCATGCTGCGGTAACCGTTCGAGCTCACCGGGACATTGTCCGGGCGGTAGAAGGTCACGACGTTTTGCAGGAACACGGCGCCGGACTGTACCCGCGTCGGGCTGATACCGGACTTAACCGCCGTGTCGCGGTTGTCGTAGTCGGAGGTCCAGCGGTCCGCTTTGGCGCCGGGGTGAATCCCGATAAGCTGAATCCCCAGGTAATGCTGAGCGGCCCGGTCCTGGTTGATTCTCGCCATGTGCCCGAGCGCCTGAGCGGCGATTTCCGCCGGGTGGCTGGCGGAGCCGGGGACCGACAAGATACCGCTTGCCCGGTCCGTCTTGCGGGCGTCGGAAATAGCGATAAGGGCGGCCAGACCGGAGGAGCCCGCGGCGGTGTCCCCGATCAGGACCCGGAAGGGGCGGGAAACGGTCTTGCTGTAAAGACCGAGGGAATCATTACCGGCCCCGACATACGCCGAGATAGCGTCAAGGGTGGTCGTGTCCGTGCCGTAGCCGTGGACGACGTCGGTATAAAAATCCTCGTTTGCGCTGTCCCCGGTTCCGAGCCCGTCCAGAGCGTCGGCCACGGTGGGGACGCCGGCGTTGGGGCCGGTGGACATATCCGTTACAGCGGCCACAACCCCCGAGGGGAGCGCTTGGCCAGCTCCGAGGTTGAAATCGATAGAGATATCATTCCCCCAGGGGCCTTTGCTTTTTGCGATCAGGATGACCTGAGCGCTATTGTCCTCATTGACGATTGCGCTGACCGGGAGGGTCTTGTCCGCATTGACGGCTGCGACGACGGCCGCGGCGATCTTGTCCGCGGTGGTCCCGGCGGCGATATTTACCGGGACGGCCAGGCCGGCGATATAAAGGGAAATCGTCCCGGAGGCTACGTCGGTGGATCCGGTGAACTCGATACCCCCGATAGCGGGTATCGCTCCGCCGGCTTCGGCCTGCGGCTGGATATATACCGGGACGCCGTTACCTCCGATAAAGGCTTGAACGGCCAGGCGGTGAACCATGGAGCCGAAACCGAAACGGTCCCCCGCGTCCTCCGCGCTGAGGACCTGGACCGGGGTTTCCGCCACAACGGAAGTTTTCGCCGGGTCATAGGTTCCGATAATCAGGATTTTACGAGGGACGTTAAGCGCCTCGCTTTGAAATTGGACGTTGCGGACCGTGGAGCCGACCGCCGCGGCCAGAGACGTTTGATTAAGGGCCATGGTTTAAACCTCCTGTTTTACGGGTTGTTTACTTCAACGCCGGTGCGTTCCACGTCGTCGCCGTCGATATCGACAACGGTTGAAATAATACCGCCCGCGGTTCCCGTGTCTCCGGGGATATCTTCAACCGTGTTACAGCTATATTCTACCGTCCCGGTAAGAACGACAAGGGCGCCCTCCGGGGCGGGCTGATTTTTTCGAATTGAATTGATCCAGCGTTTTGACAGGGTCCCCTTGCTGAGCCCTAAATCAAAATTACGCCCATCCATGAGAATTTGATAAACGATTTCGGCCAATTCGTCAAACAAAATATCCGCGGCGTCCGCCCCCTCCTGCAGGGCGGCCAGGGCCGTAGCAATCTGGCCGGCCGTTGCGTTGGGGTCGTTTATCGCGGAGAGATTAACGCGGGCCGGGGCTGAAACCGTCAGACCGATTGAAAAGGTCATATTATGCTGGACCGGTCCGGTTTGACGCCCGGCGGATTTCGGGAAATCGCCCGCGGCGTAAAAACTTTGTACCATGCGGCTGTTGTCCTTGACCTCCTGAGCGCTTTTTACCTGGCGCTGATAACCGACAACCTGGAAACGGCCGGCGGCTGCGGCCCCCAGCGTGTCAATAATCGCCTGGTTGACGGTTCGAAAGTTCATCATGCCGGAGCCTGCTCTACGGCCTGCAGATAAAGCCGAATAAAGCCGATCGACGCCCCGCCCTCCGGCGGTCGTGTCGGACTCAGAACGTGCTGGACTTTTGCGGCCGCCTCGCTGGGGGTCGCGGGTATTTCCACAATCCAGTTTTCCCCGGGCGCCGGGATCCGGGCCAGGGTAGACCGGCGAAGGGTAATAACTGGGGTTTGGACTGTTACCTCTTCGCCGGTTTCCGGGTTGACGCGGACAATGTCAAAAAGGACCTGGCCGCGGAGTCCGTCATAACGGACGCCGTCCGGGTCAATCAAGTTGACCGGGAGGGACCATTCCCCCTCGAGGGAGCGGCCGAGGTCCTTTTCGGCAAGTTCGCGGAGGTTCATTTATCCGAGTCGCCTTTTTTGGCCGAGGGTTTCGGCTCCGGCTTTTTCAGCCCGGCCGGGACCAGCTCGTCCGGGATTTCGTCCCGGAATTTGCGGCCGCCGATATGGACGGTTTTACCCTTTTCGAGCTTCATTTTTTCTTATCCTCCTTCGGGCCTGCGGCGTCGGCTTCTTTGCGGACGTCGGCCAGCTGGGCGGCCAGAGCGGCGTTTGCCTCCTCCGCGGCGGCCAGGTCGTCGGCCAGCTTGTCGCGTTCGGCGGTCAAGGTTTCGACCTCCTGGCGGAGCTTGTCCAACTCCTCCGGATCGACGGCGGCCTTGAGCTTTTCGGCCAGGTCTTTGACCTGTTCGCGGAGCTGGGAAACCTCGCTCGAAGGACGACCGACGCGGGGGGCGTCCTCAGCGGCCAGGCCCTTTTTGATAAGGCGGGCGGTGGTATCCTTGTCCAGCTTCGGGAGCTCCGCCCCGTGTTCGTAATCTTTGCCCTTGTGGCTGAAAACGCCGGGGCCGGTCCAGTAAAGCGCCATGATATTGACCTCCTCTTTTTGGTGGGTGGAACGCTCAAGAAAAAGGGCCGGCCGTTAAGCCGGCCCTTTCGATCAGCATTCTACCGCTACCCTATCGATTAGGGTTCGGTATTCAGGACGACAAAGGCGTCCGTCATGGTCGTGGCGAAAATCGGCGCCGACTGGCTGCGAATGGTGATCTTTTTCCAGTCCTGACTGACGTAGGCGTCACAGTAGAACATGGCCGGGTCAATCACGTTGCCGGCCGCCCGCATTTTTGCCGGCATCGGGGGTTGCATCGGATCGAATCCGAAATAATCCCGATACAGGGCCTCACGCATGGGGACCATGGGGAGGTTTTCCGGGGGACCGAAATAGCGGTCACAGCGGGCCATGCTCGAGGTGATAATAACATACTCGTCCGGCATGTACTTTGTCGCCGCGCCGTCGGAGGGACGGTTATAAATGTCCAGGTAGGTAAAGAGCCAGAGCTCATAACCCGCCGGGGTTCTCAGGACGCCCTGAGCAATGAAACCGCCGTCAACGAAACGCTGGAATTTCTGCGGCATCGGGTTGTTGCGTCCGACCTGCAGGAATTCAAACCGGCGATTGTCGGCCAGGGCCGCGACGGTGGTATCCTTGACAAAGGAATTCATGGCCGTGGAGCCAAGGACCATCATGTCCGGCATGGTGCGGCCGTTGGCCCGGACCTTTGCACAGCCCGCGTCGATATCGCCCAGGATATCCGCCGAGCCT